TTATTCGCTTTTTTCGTGCAACTCCTCATCCGCCTTAGGCGTAGTATAACTCATAGCAAGCTTGCTATCCTTTACGCCCTTGGTGGTGGGGTCAGAGATGATCCCGATCGCGGCCGGAATCATCAAAACCAGCCTTACCGCATCCACGATCTGGCTGCCCGTGATCTCCGGCGCAACGCCGCAAAGGTTTAAAATATAAAACACGGCCATGATGACGGCGGATGCAATACCCATCCAAAATGGGCCACTCTTTAATCGCACTTTCCAGTTGATGTTCATGATATATTACCTCCATAGTTTAGACTTTTCCCTCCGCCGCTCGACGGAGGGCCTTTCCGTACCTTATACCCACAGCCCCGGTATGTACGTTGATAGCGCCAGCAGCCCCAGGGCGATTGCATTGACAAGCGCCGCAACGCTTACCCATAAACGCATCGTTTTCACCTCACAATCACGGATGCGATCAGACTGATTAACGCCGCCACACCTGCGGAGATCCCTGCCGACAGCAGCTTATCCCACCACATGGACGGGCGGTGCTCCAATGCACAGAGGCGGCTGTCATGATCCTCCACCGCCTTTTGATTGGCCTCCACCAGCTCGCCCATTTTGATCGTCAGCTCTTCAATTTTTTGCAAGCGGATTTTGCAATCGTCAATGTCGCGCAGGTCGCGTGCAAAACGCTCATCCATTACCTTGCACTTTGCCTCGCAAACCGCCTTATCTACCGGCTCCATTGCTCCACCATCCTTACACGCGCGTCAGGGAGGATACCGCCACCCAGGAGGTAATCTCCTTGAGCAGCGCCTCCTGGACGTCTTTATTAACTTGGATTTTGCTGACCGTATGTTTTTTGGGGGCCAACTGAGCGGCAGGCACCTTATTGCCCCGCGCGGAGGTCAAGCCGCCGTATACCGCTCCCTTGTTGATCGTGACTGTGCAGCCAACCTCCACGGGCTTGGCCGCTGTGGGTGCACCAACTGCCGCCGCATCGACCCAGCCATACACGCCCTTGCCGTCCTCGCTGATACAGTGGAAGGGATGCTTTGCGCCCGGTGCGGTTGCCGTTACTTTGCATTTGCTTGCGCCGCGCGTACTGGTTGCTGCCGTTGCCGTGGATGAGGCATATACCTTCCCACCCGCAAAGTGGACGATATCGCCTTTTTCAATTTTGCCGCCCGTGGAGGGCTTTGTGGGGGCTGGCTGAGGATCCTTGTAGTCCACACCCAGTGCAGCACATACGCCCTTCGCAATTGCCTTTGCGTATGCGTCAAAGTGGGTATCAAAATACTTGTTATCCGTGTCCGATGTGATAAATCCAAGCTCCAACAGGGCGGACGGCATATCCGTATCCCGGTTCACACCGTAATCCGTGTAATTCCCCGCCGCGCCTTTCTTTACGCCCCGGTTCTTCCCGGCAACCGCACATACCGCGTTCAGGATTTTTTGTGCCTTGTCCACGACATGTGCCACAGCTTGGCTGTGTACCCAAATTTCATTTCCCGCTGCATCCGGTGTAGCAGCATTCCGGTGGATACTCAAAAAGTAATCACACTTCGCGGCGTTGGCAATTTTGCATCGGTCATTGATGGATACACTTTCATCTGCCGTGCGAGTTAATACCACGTTGATCCCCGCTGCCGTCAGCAGGTCGCGCACTTTCAGCCCGAGCCGCAGGACGTCCTCTTTTTCTGTCCGCGACCCTTTTACGGCTCCCGGATCGCTGCCTCCGTGCCCACAGTCTAAACACACTTTTTTGCTCATGTTGATCGCTCCTTAAATTTAAGATAATAGATAAGGCCACGCCCAAAATTGACGTGACCAATATCGCTAATATGATTGCAACCCCGATATAGATATGGGCCGCTGCTGCTTGGCTGTAGATCATGTAACCGCCTCCCAATAGCGCGGGGCTGTGCCCGGCACCATCATGCTGCTGGATGCAGATTGCAGGCATCGATAGATGCGGCCGTTGTAGCTGTAGTACAGCCCCTCGGTCACCGACATCAGGTGACGGTATGGGATCGGGTTATTGCTGTGCCCCTCTGCCCATTCGAGTGCGCCGATCGCGTCGAAGATCTCCTGCGCCGCCTCATCCACCTCCGCCTGCCGATCAATGGTGGGATTGGACGCAAGTAGCGCCTGACCGGCATCCCGTGCGGCAGCGACCGCGCCAAAATTGCTGTAGTCAGACGGATTATATTGATCCACCATACTAATGGCAAGCTCCAGCATCTCGGTGTTAGCATACTGCACCTCCGCATCATCTCGTGCTCTTACGCGCAGCAGATAATTACCACCTACGGGCACCCGCTTGGGAGTTAATTGCACATCCTCAATGACAATCACACACGATCACCCCCGCAGTTGTCTTGTAAATCTCCGGCCCGATCGAGCAGGTTAGCAGCAGGTGGTGCCGTCCCGGCTTGTCTACGGTCAGCATAAACGTAAGTAAATTACCCTCTGACACCACGCAAGACCCCTGCCCGACAACCTCTCCATAAAAATCATGCAGCTCCCACGTAGCCGACTGCACCATTACCCGTGCAGCCGGATCACATCCATAGATGCGCACGCGCTGCTGCCTACGCTCGCCCGGCATCAGCCGGATTGTTGGCCCATCCATCTAACATCCCTCCCAATCTGCACAATATCCCGCGTCCCACGCCGCGTTGTATCCCGGCATCCAGCCCAGCAGATAATCCCCATCCTGCCAGGCGATACGGATTCCGCCTGCATCCACCATCAGCAGGATGGTAGCGTAATAGGTGCTGTTGCCTGCCGCATCCCAGGCGGTCAGGGTGACGTAGTACGTGCCATCCTCCAGGTCTGGCGGCACCTCCGCCGTCCAGTAGCCATCCTCACTACGGGCAAACACAAGGGCATGGTTATCAGCCATGCCCTCAATGCGCGTAATCATATCAATCCTCCACCTTGACGCGGATCTCAAACGGTGCTCCAACGTGTACGCGGTCTGTCACGCCGATGACCTCAACAATGCGCGGCGGGATGGTATCCAGCGTAACGTTGCGGGTGATCTCGGCCTCAAGGCCGGTCGCGTCTACAACCTTAACTGTGATTACGTTGGATCCCTCTTGCATGTGGGAGGGATTGGCGCTGACCGCAAACGCACCCGTCTGGCCGTCCACTGTAACCGGCCCCTGGTCGTGCCCATTGACGGTGACAGTCAGGGTGACGGATGTCAGCTGATCATCCGACGTGATGCCCGTAATCTGCACCGCCGCCTGGTTGGTTACAAGACCCTCCGCAGGCGAGGACAAACTAATGGTAGGCGCGGTGACTGCGATAGTGCAGGTGATTGACGCGGGGTCGGCGGCGTTGCCATCCTTGTCGGATACGCCAACAGAGATTGTCGTCTGGCCCTCATCTAGGGCCGTTGGCACAGCGTAGGAGAGATCATAGCCTCCCTCTACTGGTGTCAGAGTAAGCCCCGGCGCGCCCTGTGTGATCTTGCTGCCGCCGTTAATACGCAGGTCAAGAGTGGCAGGATCAACGCCGCTATCGTTGTCTCGCAGTTGGGCGGTGATGGTTGGGGTGCAGGTATTGATCCGGCTGTCCGCCGATGGGTAGGTGATGGTGGCCGTGGGCTTGACGCTCTCGTAAGCCACTAATCGCAGCTGCTCTCCCCACGTCCCGTCCTCCTGGTTGATCGTGGTCTCATTACCCGCCTCATCGGCGGCGATAATTTGCACGCCATAGTAGCCCCCCGGCTCATTGGCGCTGGATAAAGCGGGCGCAGTGCCCTTAAGCGTATAGTACCCATCATCTGAGAGGGTTAATGGGTAGGTTTGGCCGTCAATGACGGCCTGAACGGTTGCGATTGACATTGGTTAGGCCTCCTTATATCAATTTGAGTAGTTTGCACGACCAGTCGGATACACTGGATGATGTGCTGCTGGCGGCAGAGATGTAGATTTTGCCCGGTTCGCCCCCGCTTTGCCACGTCGACCACGGCATCGTTTTGGCCATATTGTTAAACCCAACATCAAATTTGCTATCCGAGCTATCTCCAAAGGCGGCAGAAATCAGTAACGGTGCATGACTTACACGCGCTATGACCTGTTTCGCGGCACTATCGTAGTCGCACGATATGTGGATGATGGCGGTATATGTTGCCCTGTATAGATCAGATCCGCCCGCATTAAAATTCCCGCATGCCGTAAAGATGTACGATCCAGCGTCCAGTCCGTAACACGCAAAATACACATATCCACTGCCTGTTAGCTGGGTGGAGGTATACGGTTGCATAGGTTTAAGCGCGCCACTGGCCCAATTGCTCCAATATCCATTTTGAGGGGTGTAGATGCGCGTATACGTGTTGCCGCTGGTCGCTATATACCGCTGTATGATCCCAAGCGTTTGTCCCGTCTTAACGCTGTGGTTATACTCGGCGACCTCCATTATCCCCGGGGATACCTCGGGGCAGTTATCTACGCTCCTAGCGGTGGTTACGGTAGCAATATGGACACGCTGACCCGGCGTGATATAGTTGTTAAGGTTATCGTAATGCGGCACTGGGTCTGCCTGATCAACATATATGATATCCGTAAGCATTGACGGCACCGCCCCCACATCCGCCGCCGTGGGCATCTGCGCGAGCTTGCCGTTGCTGTCCAGAGTGGCGATGCCGGAGGGTTGGCCGAGCCTACCCTCAATCTGCTCAACATATGCCACATAGTCCGCCTTGGTGGCCATGTCCGTCAGGCTGTAGCTGACATTGATGCGCCCGGCATTGCCGAGCGCGATATGAAAGGAAAAATTGGCTACAAAGTCCGGGCTGTCCTCCGCGCTGGGGATCGTGTCCGGCTGCTCGGACTGCGCGACCAGCATGAGCACCTCGCCGTCGTCCGGATCAGCCGCATAGATACCGATCTGGCGCAGCGGATAACCTGCAGTTAATCCCCGGTTATACAGCGTGACCGGGAGTAGCGCCTGCCCGCTACCCTTATAGACCACATTACTGAGCGTCAGGGTTTGCCGGGCCGTTACCTCAGTCAAAGCCGTCAGCGCGTCTGCGCTCGTATGCCCGTCGCCGCCGACCGCCCGCGTGATATCCAGTGTTGCGCCGGTCTGCAGCTTGGCCATCAGATTGAGGCCCAGCGTGGTGTATACAACGTTATCCCATGTCGCCATTACCGTCTCCTCCTTGGTGTGGGTATAAAGTATAATGCTTGGCCTCGCCGACCATGACCGCGTACCGCTGCCGGACGTCGATCCCGGAGGGATCGTACTGCTCCACGGTGTAGGTCAGGTGCGCGGGCTTGAGCTCGTCGATGCGCGCCCGCAGGGCGGCAAGGTCGAGCGAGTAGATATCATTGAGGTGGATGCGCAAGATAAATGCGTAGTTGCCCGGCTGCTCGATGATTGTGACCTGCTGGCCGGTCATCTGCTCCGCCGCGAGCCGGATATACTCGACGCTGGCCGGGGGCCGGGCGTTACGCTTTGCGAGGAGTTGCTCCCGGCGCAGCTCTGCCGGGACGCTGTCGTTGGACGGCAGGCCAAACAGCCGCTCCCAGCGCGCAAGCGTCCATGTTGCCGAATTGATATAGAGCTGATCCGTGGCGTCGCGGATGGCGGCCTCGGTGCGGTCAAGCTCCGCCTGCTCTGTCCGCAGGAGGTCTTGCATCTGCTCCATCGACCTGACAAACGCGGGCAGCATCTGCGGCTCGTTAAGCATTGAGGGCCACCTCCCGCAGGCGGGCAAATTGCTCGGCGGTCAGTGTGAGCGAGGCCGTCTTGCCGTTAAGCGTGTACGCGGAGATATCCACGATCCCAGGCACGCCAAACATCAGGTCGCCCAGCTTATGGTAGCTGAGCGTGGTCAGATCAAACGCGATCTCCGTGCAATATGACTGGATTACAGAGGCAATCTGCGCCCGCACCTCCGTCGGGTTATACCCGGCCTCCAGCGTCGCTGTGACGCTGATGGTCACGTCCACGGGCACGGCCTTGCTGACCGTGACCGACGCGCCGATGGGGCGTTGCGTCTCGATGTAGGACTGCACGGCGGCGATCAGGGCGTCGTCCGGCTCCGTCATCGCGGCGGAGAGGATGACCACCTTGACCGTGCCGGGGCCGTCCCATACGGGGATGCAGCGGGCCGCGCCCACGCCCGGCACCTGCCGCGCCCAATAGACGTAATGGTTGGCATTGCCGGAGGTGATCGGCTGCCTGATCTTATCGAGCAGCCGCGCCCGGAATGCATCGTCCGTCTCGCCGTCGAGGCGCGCCTCGTTGTACTCCACCGCCTTGCGGTCAAGGTACTCCCCCTCGGCGGTGTCAAGCATCGTCTGCTCGACTGCGTACTCGAGGATCATCGCCCGGTAACGGGCGAGCTCCTCGGCCACGGCCTGCAGGTTATCCGCGCAAAACCCGCCCTGCAGGCGATTGGCGTCGCTCTGGAGGCCGTCCATAAGCCGGGCAAGTATTGACTGCGCGTCGTAATCATAAGGCATAGACCGTGCCCTCCTCGTTGACTGTGATCGTGTCCGTCCCGTAGCCGGTGCGGACGGTAAAAGTGACCTCCACGCCGCTGCGCGTGGAGGTAAACTGGAAATCGCTGAGCTCCTCGATGTATGGATTGACCATCAGCGCCTCCGTGATGTACCGCTTGATCTCGAGGCGCGTCACCTCGCTGCTCATCGGCTCTCCCATGAGGTTGCCGAGCTCGCAGCCATAATCGTCGTCATAGGCCGCGTGTGCGTAACGCGGCGTGCGCAGCGCCTTGTAAATCCATATCCTGATCGCCTCGTTGCCCTCAACCAGATAGGTGTTACCGTCCGGCCCGGTCAGGAGGCGGTTTTGCTCGTAGTCGTATGCATACTCCCGGTAGAGCGGCAGCGCGTCGCTGGCCGTCTCATCCGCAACGTCCTCCACCTCGGCGGTGGGGACGAACGGAAAGATACCGACGTCGTCGCTCATACGCTGCTCACCACCCGCTCAAGGAGGTAAAACGAGTTGCCGATCTGCGCCGTGAGGACGCTGTCGCCGGGATGCAAAATAAATGCCGAGTGAAACGCCTCCAGAAAATCAAAGAGGGCGGCGGGCTCCGGCGCGTCTGCAAAGACCTCCCGCAGCTTGTCGACCGTGTCATAGCCCTCCAGCGTGTACGCCGGGTTGCAGTAGACGTTGCGGGTAATGGCAGCGCCGTTGATGCTGATCCCCAGCGGGTTAACCGTGGTAACGGTCGCGCGGCGCAGGGTGACGCCGTCCGTCCCGTCCGCTCCGCTCTGGCCCCGCAGGGCCTCGGCGAGCTCAACGGCCCATCGTGACATGTGATCCCTCCTCGTATAATTGGACTTACTTGGCCTTATCCTTGTCCTGCTTGTCGATCTCATACTCATCCATTAGATTATTAAAGGCGAGCGTCAGCTGCATCGTGTATTTGCCCGCCTCCCACGTATGGGTGTCCGCCTCGACGTAAAATTTGCCGTACAGTCCGCTGACCGGCTCCTGCACAGCAACGGAGTAGCCGGACACGGCCCGCACGTCGCCGAGGGCCGTGACGCTGCCGGAGCGCTCGAGGCCCCGGAGAAGCGCTCGCGCCTCGGCGGCGTTGTCCACGTCGTCCTGCTGCTTATATACGCGCTGGACAGTGCCGTACTTACGCCGGGATGCCGCGTCCTGCACCGTGTCGACGGTCTTGCCGTCCTTGTCGGTTACGATCACGCGGTTGACGAGCTGCTGTAGGCTCGACTTGTAGGTTGCCTCCGTCAGGTTATAGCTGCCGTCGAGCACCACGCCGCAATACGTCCCCTTGACGATGACCTGCAGCTTGTCTCGCCGCATGAGAGGGATATACTTTTTGCCGTTGCGCTTGGAGGTGGCGGTATAGGCCGCCATAATAGCCTCATACGCCTTTTTACCCAGGCACGGCATATAGACGCTGATGCCGGTCTTAGCGGCGCTGCCGAGCGGCACGCCGAGCTCCGCGCAGATGCTGGCGGTGATGCGCTCCGGCGTGTCGCTGTAGACGTGGTTGACGTCGGATTGATTGACGTACCATAAGAGATCGAGCGCCGTATAGCTGACTGTATGGGAGGAGACGTTGCGCTCGACGTCCATAATGATCCCGTAATAGAGCTCCTTGCCGTCCACCGTCAGGGTGACGGGATCGCCCTCATTGATGCTCACCTTGGGGAGCTGCTTGTCGCCCTCCATGCGGGGGACGGCGAAGGCGAGCTGCCGGGCGACCTGCTTAGTATCGCCGCTCCATGTGATCTTGTCTGCGAGTTGGGATATATCATACTTGCCCGCCGCCAGCTTAACCGTCATGCGGGGATCACCAGCCTCTGCCCGGTGTAGATCAGGTTAGGGTTACGTATCTTATCCCGGTTAGCGTTATATATCTTGGTGTACTTGGCCCCGTTGCCGTAGTACCGCTTGGCGATCGTCCACAGGCAGTCTCCGGTGCGCACCGTATAGGTGCGGGATACCACCTTAACGGCGGGCCGCTTAGTCTTGACCGCCACCTTGACGGTTGGCACATTCAGCTGGCGATACTCCGCCAGCTGAATGGAATACGAGATATCCCGGCTGCCCTCACGGTAGGCAAATTGCAGGCCCTCGATTGCCATCGCCAGATTGACGCCCATGTCCGAGATAATGAGCCGCACGGGCTTGCGGGCGTCCCGCCAGCGCGTGAGGGTGCTGACATAGGATTGGGGGCTGCGGTCGGCGTAGCGGCCAACCGGCGACCCCTGCGCCGGGAAAAAGCCGGAGAGGGAGGTAGAGGCAAGGCCGCGCGGGCCTAAGAGGTTGGCCTCTCCGACCGTGAGCAGCTGCACGTGCTGGTTAAGGCTTGCCGTGTCGATGGCGACCTCCTGCGGGTTGATCGGCAGCACCAGCCGCTCCTTGCGGTTGTCAACGCTCAGCTCAATTGTCCTGCTCTTAACTGGCATATATAGCCTCACCTCCTATGCGATGCTGTTACGGACGGCGAGCACGACGCGCTTGGTGACCGCCTCGCCGATGCGGTCGATATCCGCCTCCTCGCGGACAATGATCTGATCCGCAAGCTTGGGGATGTTGATGTGGATGACGACGCCGCCCTTGCCGCCCTGCGGCTGTGGCTTATCGTCATCCCGCCTGCGCACTTGGCGCTTGGACTGCGGATTGGAGAGGATGCGCGTGCCCTTGGGCAACGCCATGAGCTCCGGGCCGTGCTCACCGACCCACGTCATACCGCCGCGCCAGCTTTGCGTGCCGGTCGCGTTATTGCCCGTCTTGTCGCCCGAGCCAACGCCGAGTTTGTCGGCGATCCAACCGATGCCCTTGGATACGCCGCCGATGACCGTGCCGATCCCGGAGACGATGGGCTTGATGACCGTCCAGACCTTTTCGATGACTTTTTGGATCGTGGGAAACACCTTTTTAACGACCCCCAAAAGCACCCTAAACACATTGATGCAGGCGTCCATGATCGGAGAGATCACAGACCAGGCCGTCGAAAGGACGTCCTTGATGACCGGAGCCGCTGTGCTGATGACGTTGGTGATCCAGCCCATGTTGTCGCTGATGATGCCGATGACGGAGCTCACCTTGGAGCCGATGCCGTCAAAAATGGTCTTGACGACCGGGGCGATGGTCGTGATGACCGTCCCAAAGGCCGAGATCGCGCTGGCGATGATCGGGGCTGTCTGGCCGACCACTGTACCGACCTTGCTGATGACGGAGGACAGCACCGGCAGCACGGACGGCAGCACCTGCTGCACCGTACCGATGATGCTGGAGACGGCGGGCATGACGCTGGAGGCAACCGTGCCGAGCGTTGACATGACCGACCCCCCAAAGGTCTTGAGCGGGGCCATCATGCCGGACAGGCCCGCGCCGATGGACGAGAGCCCGCTGAGCTTGGAGGTAAGCCCAGGCAGCGCGGAGGACAGCCACTGGATGCCCCTGCCGAGCTTGTCGGCTATCACGCCGCCGATCACCTCGATGGCGGGGCCGCACTTGTCGATGATCGTGATTACGCCCTCAAACGCGGGCTTGAGCTTATCGACCATCTTGAGGCCCGTGTCTGCGACAAAGCTCTTGAGCTTGCCCTTGATCGTCGAGAAGAGACCCGCGCCGGTGGTGGCCAGCTTATTTGCGGCCCCACCGTAAAAATTTTGCAGGTCGGCGGCCACGCCGCCGAAACCCTTTGAATCAAATTGTTCTTTGGAGACCTTAAACCCAAACTCTTTTAGTCGCTCCATCTCACCGAGCTTTGCGTCGGCGAGGGCCTCGATGGCGTCGCTGACGGACTTGGTGCCGCCGGACGCCGCCGCCATATCCTCGGCGAGAGTGACGAGGCTCATGGCCTCCTTGGTATTGCCGTTGGCGATGGCAATGGCACGGCTGCCCGCTTGGATGACCTCGCCGGTCTCAAACGGGGTCTTATTGGCGTTGTCGCGCAGGGCCGCGATGTACTTGTCGGTCGTGGCCTTGACCTGATCCTGGCTCATCCCCTTATTGGTCGCGCCGACAAAATGCTCCATTGAGACCTGCTGCTGCTCGAGCTCCATGCCGCTCTTGACCGTCGCCCCAACTCCGGCCACAGCCGCAGCGCCCCCGGCGGCAATGGGGATCGCTACGGCCTTGCCGATGGATTTGAGCTTGCCACTGAGCGACTTAAGTGCGGACGATGCCTTGTCCTTGAGCTTGACCACTGGCGAGGAGACCGTCTTGCCGATGGATTTAAGGCGGCTGCCGACCGCCTTGATCTTGGAGGTGGCGATGTCCTTGACCGCCACGGCGGTGGCGATCTTTTTGCGCAGCGGCGCGTACTGCTTGGATAATTGCTTGGCCTTTTTGGACGCCGCCGTCGCGTCCAGCCGCGCCTTATACTTTTTGTCCCATGTTTTGGTGAGGCTCTTTTTGGTGTTGTCGACCTCGCGCTTAAAGGCCGACTGTTCTTTGCGCACCGCCCTGAGAGTGGCGGTCGCGTTATCCTTAAGGGAGATCACGCCGGACATAACATGCATCAGCCGTCACCCCCTAAGCCCCAAAATTGCCGCCGCTCCTCCTGAGCAGTCGCCATCGATGCCGCCAAAAATGCCCTTGACAATGTGTCAAGGGACAAAATGTAATCCGGCAGGATACCGCGCTGCAGGTAATAGTGGAGGAGGTACGCCTCATCGTCATGGGCAATCAGTTTTTTTGGCTGTCCACCAAGCTCACGGGATCGCCGGTGACGCCGCTGATCTCCAGCACCTGCAACACGATCTCCGCGCGCTCGTGCTGCTCAAATATCTCGGTGGCGTCAAGCGGGTCGGAGATCTGCCCAGCCTCCTGCAGCTGCTTTGCCAGCGCGTGCAGGTCCGGCTCCACGACGGCGGTATATACCGCCCGCTTATCCTGCCGCAGGGAGTCCTCGTTATCGCTATCCGTGACGTCCGCGATCTCGCGGGTGGTCAGGCTGCGGATGGTGATCTCCTCATCAATGGACGGGACATACAGCCGCCGCTTACGCGGGATGCGCTTATCCTCGAGGCGTTGGGTGGCCTTGGCGACCCACGCCTCGAAATCGGTCTTGGTGTGCTTGTCTGCCATATTGCTCCTCCTTATTTGATCCGATCCAGATTGATGAGGTCGGACGGCGTAAACCCGCCCGATACCTCCATTTCTGCCAACGCGCCGCGCTCATAAGAGACGGCGGGCAGGTCATTGAGCCAGCAGTTGCCCGCTGAGTAACGCTCGACCTGATGGCCGACCGCATCCGGGTCTTGCAGCTTGGCGATAATCTGCAACCGCTTATCGTTGCCCTTGATGTGCGCCTGACGGACGTCCTCAAATCGGCTGTATACCTTACTGAGCGTCAGCGTCCACTCCCCGGCGAGGCCCGTCAGCTTGCTGTCGACGTCAAGGCCCAGCTGCACGTCCTCGCGGTTAGCCGTAACCTTAAGCTCGACCTTTTTGGCCTCTGCGACGAGCTCTCCATCAATCCAGACCTCCGCATATGTGCCGGTAAGCGTCCTGTATCCCGGTATCTTGCCCATGCCTTACACCCCCTCACATGTTGACGCGGAGAGTTAAGTCCTCCATCGCGTCGACAAATTTGACGGAGCAGACCAGATAGACCGTGCTGCCCGTGTTGGCCGTGGCAATGTCGATGTCCTCCATCTCAGAGGTATTGATGCCGTGGGCCTCCAGATAGGCCCTCTGCGCGTCGATATCGACCGCGACTGTGCAGTCATAGTCCGGGTCGAGCACATCGCCCGCGAGCTGCTTATGGTAGTTGTCGATGGCCGCGACCAGCGCCTGCTTATGGTCGTAATTATTGACGACCTTGCCGACGTACTGGCCCGCAAACGTCGCGCTGATGTCGTCCCGGTACAGGTCGACGCCCTCTACGATCTTGATCTTGCTCCAATCCTCGCTCTTGTCCTCCGTGTAGGAGGTCAGGGAGTTGACGCCGCGCCCGATCTTGTATGCGCCGTTGTCGTCGATGATCACGAGCTCGCCCTTGTCGATGCGCTCGTCCGGGTCGTCGGGGACGGCTGCGGACGTGACGTCCGTCAGCTCATAGTAGGTGCTGCTGCGGCTCAGCGGCAGCCCGGCGAGGATACCGGCAATGCGCGCGCAATACTCCGCCGCCGTGCAGGGGTCTCCCGGCGCGAGATCGGAGACGATGGAGCCGGTCGTCAGGTTGATAACGCCCTCGTGATCCGCCGCCGTGTCGGCCAGCACCGCCTTGTAGGTCTTATGGTCGCTGTCGCGCGCCTGCTTGATCCACGCGACGACCGGGGCGGTCTGATCCGTTGTCAGCGCCGGGATCGTCAGGTAGTTCCACACGCGGCTCTTGAGCGTCTTGAGGGCCGCCGTATAGTCCTCCGCGTCCTCCGCGACGCGTAGCACGAGCACCTTGCTGGGCCCGCCCTCAAGGATCATCCGCAGGTATGCATAGTTGCGCTGCGTCCAGTGTGTGTAGTCCACGTCCGCGAGGGACGTATATACCGTCTCGGCAGCGCCGCCCTCGGTGTTATCTCTAAGGATGCAGGCGACGATCCCGCGCGCGCTGCGTTGGATCGCGGTCTGCCCCTTACTGGCAAATGTGATGTTAATCTCAGGTAATCCCACTCGTTACCCTCCCTTGTGGTGTGATAATATCCGCCTCCAGTGTCTCGGCCAGCGGGTACTGCTCCTGTACATCGGCGCTGTCGATATACGACAGCGTAAAGGTGCAGTGCAGTATCCGGTCGACGATCTTGTAGTCGACGCTGGGGACGGTGATCGCCCGGTCACCCCAACGGATGACCGGGCGGATGGAATGGTCGATGGTGTCGGCGAGCGCCCAATATCCGGCATTGTCCTCGCGGGCCGTATGCACGGCCAGGTCGATGACGACGCTGTGCCGCGTATGGTACGCGCTCACGGTCTCCCGGCTGACGGGCGTCAGGCCGATATAGATGTAATCTGTAATATTGGAGTTGCTCCCGTAATCGGTCTTGGCGAGATACTCGCTGGAGACGTCCATGTCAGGCAGCGCCCTCTTGATTGCCCGGACGAGGGCATCCTTGATATGCGTGTATACGTTGCTCATATTGCTCCTTATAGATCATGCGCCGCCATAAAGTCCTGCAGCCACGCGCGCAGGTAGGAGGGCAGCCGCTCCTCGACCTGCGCGAGGGAGATCTCCATCATGTGCGCGCCGGGGACGTATCCGCCGCCCCGCGTGCGGTGGCCGTAGTTGACAGGGTCGGCATACTCGAGATCGGTGTAGACCTCAACGACGTACTCGCCGCCCTTACGGACGATATCGCCCACCGTCCAGCTGCCGCGCAGGTGGCCGGTATCCTTGGGTGTGAGGTCGGAGGAGAGCCGCCCCTGCAGCTCATGCGCAATATCGAGCACGAGCCGCTGAAACTCCTGCGGCCACTCGCGGGCGGCTCGCTCAAACAGCTCGGCGTACTCATCGAGGCCGTCAAATCCATAATCCGTACTGCTCATACCGTATCCTCCACGAGCGTCAGCGGGATATTGTTGTGGCTCGGCTGCCGCTCCGGCTTGCCTGCGACGGTGCGGTACGTCTGTCCGAGGCGGGTGACGAGCACCGTGTCGCCGGGACGGATGTCCACCTCCGGGCGCACAAAGAGGAGATAGTCTGTCTTGACGTCGGAGGTTGCCCCGCCGCGCCGCAGCTTGCCGCCGGACGGGGAGGACAGGGCGCAGGGGATACCGCTCATCACGATCTCCCCGTCGAGCCCGTCCCGGATCACCGTCTCAAGATTGGGCAGCAGCCGCTTGACGGGCCGGTAAACGGTGCAGGCATCCCCATAGGTGGCGGCGAGGACGTCGGCCTCGCTGTGATGGATCATCATGGCTCCTCCCTCCTCGGGACGCCCGGCTTACGGTAACGCCACAGGATATCCTCATAGTCCTGCAGGTAATCCCGCGTAGCCTTGGCAGAGGATGATTGATCCCGATAGCTGATGGACGTGTCGCCCCGCGTTACGCTGGAGACCTGCTGGGGCAGGGTAAGCGTCCCATCGTCCCGCAGCATTGCCTCTGCCATTTGCGCCGCCACGATCTCCAGCGCCTCCGGCAGGTCGTCGCGGTTGCAGGATGCAAGGATCCTTGTAACAGCCATCAGCACACGCCGCCTTGCCGCAGTCTCATCCGCGACGGACAGGTCATAGGCGTACTTGATGCCCAATACGATCCGGTCGATCTGCTCAGTTACCGTCATTGCCCGCACCCGCTTTCGGGGCGGCCTTGCCGCCGCTCTTGGGCTTGGCTGCGGGCTTTGCGGGCTGCTCCTCCTCATCGAGGAGCGCCTTGGCAATAGTCTCATCGGTCAGGGGCTCCCCGGTGCGCAGCTGGTTGGCAATCTGGCGGCCAAGCTCCTCTACGTCGATGGTCAGGTTAACCTCATGCTCCGTCTCCGCCGCGCCGCCGGTGCGGGCAAAGCCCTGCTCCTCCAGCTTGCGGGCGGCCTCGTCCGAGGCCACCCTGCGCACGACGTTGTCACGCTGTAATGTAATCATATTGCACCCCCTCACTGGCTGGCTGGCAGGGCCTGCTTGCAGTTAACCCACACCTGCGGCCACTTGTTGTTGGTGATCCACAGGTCGTGATACTTACGATAATCGATCATCCACGAGCGCGCGGTCTGGTTGATTTCTGGGTCAAAGATGCGCACCTTGTCGGTGCGGGAGACCGCGATCGGCACCGTGCGCGGGCAGATAATCCAGTTGACGTCGAGCGCGTTTTCGGCGGGGGCAAATCCTCCCGTCTTTTGGCCCTCGGTCTTACCGTCCGAAAAGATATATGCGCTCTTGAGCCGCCCGGATCCGACGCGCCGGATCGGGTGCTCGCCGTTGAGGGCGCTTACCTTGAGGGTCACGCCGCCCTGCCCAAAATCGACGACGTCAAGCTTTTTGGATATCTCCGACGAGGTATCCAGGATAGCCGCGACCAGCGTGGACATGGTGATCACCAGCGGGGTGTCGTTGCCGACCGCGTCCTGCACGGCGGCCACGTCGTAGTATAGCTTGGAGAGGATGTCATCGGCGGACGGCGTGTATTCGCCGGACGCCCGCTTGTTGGCGATGGCTCCCGCCGCGATCTTGCTGTAGCGGTAGGCGTCGATCTCAGGCACCACTCGGGTGCGCTGGAACTCGCCCATGACCTGCGACGCAGTGGCCACAAAATTGGTGTCGTTAACCTCGTGCTCGTCAAGGCTAAACCTGCGGCCTCGATCCATCGCAAACGTGAGGTCTTGCCACGTCAGGGTAACGTCCCCGTCCACAAACCCATTATTGTAGTCGGCAAGCCCATCCATGACGATTTGAGGTACCTTGACGGTTTTACCGCCGGTGTACCGGATCAGGCTGGAGTTGGGCTCCATCCAACCGGAGGTTGCGAGCTCGACCGCCGCCTTGTCGAGCTCGCTCTGAAATACGGATGCATACTGTAAGCTGTTGGGCATGGCTTATATCCCTCCTCTGATGTTTTTGGCGATCTCATTGCGGATCGCCTCGTTGGCGTTGGCCCCCTTGCCGAGGCCCTCCGGTGTCTTGCCGCGCAGCCGCTCCTTGACGGTAGCCGCGACCGCCGCGTCAAACGCCTCGGTCAGCTTGTCGCAGGCCACCGTCATGTCCTGCTCGCTGGTCAGCGGCAGCAGGTCGGCAAGCCCGACCGGGTAGCCGTCGCCGCTCAGGCGCGTGATAGCCTTATCCCTGACGTCGCGGGCGAGGAGCTGCGCCTTGAGCTGTGCGATTTCATCGCTGGTCTTGGTCGCCTCCGCCTTGGCCCGCTCCTCCGGGCTGAGCTTGGCGAGACGCGCCTGCTCCTCTTGCTCGGCCTGCCACTGTGACTTTGCCGCGTCGATACGCGCCTGTAGGTCGGCCTCTGTGTAGGTCTGGCCATCCTTGGGCGGTGGGTCTGCCTTGCCGTCCTCCTTGGGCTTGGCGTCGCCGTCCCCGTCGTCGCCGATCCCCAGCAGCTTACCGAGCCGCTGGAGGAACTTGCTCTCCGGCTTTGCCTCTTTGCCCTCCGGCTCTTGGCCGGTGGGCGTTGTCTCCGCAGCGGGAGTGGCTTCCGGCTCCGCTGACTTGGTGACGGTCGTGTCTAATACATCTGCCATGATCATATAACCTCCGGTTAAATTATTGATATCCGGCGTTTAACCACCGGTTATCCGCAGTTTTCTTCGGTTTCTCTGTCCTGTGGGACGGGGAGGCCGATGTAGTCGTATGCAGACAGGTAGGTAAGCCCCCGGGGGAGCACGCCCGCCTCGACGAGGCGGATGTGCTCGAAAGCGTCCACGCCTGTCCACCGCTTACCTGTCACAGCGCCCGTCCCTCCCTCGCATACCGCTCGTTATATAGGTCACGCAGCGCGGCCTTGACCGCGTCCGCGCCGTAGGTCTTGGCATAGACGGGCAGGTGCGTCTGGAGGACGTCTAGGGCGGCCTCCGCTCGGTATCCCTTGTATTGCGGGTTGATCCACGTCTGCAGGTAATAGTCATAGATCGCTATCCCGATCTCCGATGGCGCACATATCTCGCATAGCCCTGTGAGCTCGTGCTCGATCATCAGCCTTGCACCGTCGTAACCGACCGGCTTATCCTCATGTCCCATCACTTACGCCTCCTTGGTGGCCGCTGCGTGTGCGCGACGTAATCGTCGTACCAGTCCTCATACTTGATGCTCTCCGGGATCGGCACCGCCTCATACGGCGCAAACATGCGCCGCGACGGCACCGCCACAATGGTGCAGGTACAATTGGGGTGGATTGGCGGGTAGTCAATCCCTGGCTTAGCCGCATCGACGTCATACTCCTGTCCGTTTAATTCGGCGCAATCGCAATGCCCGCCCTCGCCGCCGCCCACAAAGCGATAACGCTTGACGCCCGTCTCCTTGTAGGACAGCAATCGAGCCTCCGCCGCAAAATGCGTACACTCCGTGCGCACGAGACGCTCCGCCGCGTACCGGCCTGCGCCCATTGCGTCGTTGACGCCCTTGGTCATCTGCTGGATGCTGCTGCCCTTGGTAAGTCCGATGGAGACCTCGCGCCGTGTTACCATCGCCAGATGGTCGGTGTTGCCCCATACGGCGGCGCTAAATTGCCGCTCGCTCCACGGCTCATCGAGGACTCGCTTAATGAGCTTATCGTCGAGACGCGCGACGCCAAAGCCCAGCCGCAGCCCGCGCTGCACGCCGTAGCAGCCCTCGTAATAGCTGTTGACCAGCGTGTCGCGCATCATCCGTCTGATCCTGCCGTCCGCATCCCCGGCAAGGTCGATCATGTGCCGATAGATGTCGCCGAGCAGCTGCTCCTTGCGGCTGATCCGGCTCTTAGCCGATAGGGTGTTGAGCTCCAACAGCATCCGGCTGTCCTTGGCGGGGCCGGAGAGGGCCTTGACGTAGCGGTCGATGGACGTCCGCCATGTGCTGTACTCCTTACCGCTGATGTGCTGGCGGGCGACAGCGTCCGTGAGCTGATTGTCCTTGGCGTACTTACCATAGATCGCCGCGATCTCGCGCTCCAGCTGTCCCGCCGCCTCCTCATAGATGGTCATGAGCTCATTGACATACTGATCCGCCCGGCGCGCGGTCTGGAGCGCCTCGCGCTTGGCGAGATTGATCCAATAGTTATCGCTCATGCGCTGTCACCGTCCTCGGCCCCTTCAGCGGGCGGCTCATTGGCCTCCCGTAGCGCCTTGGCCAACGCCTCATACCCGGTGGTGGGAGCGGCGGCCTTAAGCTGCTCGTCCTCCTCAGCCTTGAGCTTGTCGATCTCATCCTGCACGTTATTGACGACGGGCAGGAGCTTGAGTCGCGTCTCGCGCGAGAGGTCGGCGGCCAGCTTGGTCACCACGTCCGCGAGCTCCGGAAGATTTTGGGGTTGGTTGCGTCTAAATTGGATAGAGATATCGCGATAATCATAGGCGGGATTGCTGGTGATATGCAGGATGTTGGTAATCAGTTCGGCGCGGCGCTGCAGGCTGCGCTTAAACTTGCGCTCCTTGATGGCCGTGACCTGCTCGAGGCCCCACAGCTTATATGAGATGGCGACGCCCGAGAGATTACCCGCAAACTGCTCGTCCGACAATCGCGGCACGCCGCATAGGGCGTGGATGTCCCGCGTCAGCCGATCCTTATAGTGCTCGAGGCCCGCGTCGTTGATGTCCTTGAGCAGCCAGTCAATCTTGCCGCCGTTGGCAAGGCTAATCGCTCCCTCCTCCTTGATCTGGACGATGTCGTTTGAGGTTGCCGCGCCCATATGCGACAGCACCATGATCGCGTCGTCGTTATATTGATACATGTTTGCGGTGTTACTCTGCACGCGGTTGTAGGCGTCGATCATGGGGATGACGCTCTCGTAGTCGCCCATGCGCTCGTCGTTGTTGCGGTACTCGACCACCGGCACGCCGTGCCAGTAATGATCCTCCGTGCCGGAGAGTTGCAGAGAGCCGCCGTCCGGGGCGGCAAAATACCAGACGTCCTCCTCGCGCCACCACTCGTAGCGCGTGATCCTGTTGCCGTCCTTATCCTCGGTGACGATGCGCCGGATCGCGCCCATCGGCTCCTCTGAGCCGGTCGGGTAGATGACGAGGCAGTCGTCGGGCTCCAGCAGGGCGATGCGGATCGCGGCGTCCTCGTCGAGGTAGAGCATCTCGCAGCAGCTACCCTTGATAGAGCAGCCCTTGGCGAGCTCCGCGTTGTGATCCTGCTCGTCGTTGTAGTCCATGATATCCTGCAGCTGTGCGAGGTACTGATCGTGCGGGCAGCCGTATACCACGGGCTGCCCGAGGAAATACCCGGTGGCCGTGTCCGTGATGTACTTGGCGACGTTGCAAACGATACGGTTATTGGGGGATGCGCTGTGCGCCTTGTGACTGTGGAGGATAATGTGGTCGCCGAGGTAATACTCTTGCAGATGCCGGTACTTGCCCTCGTCCACCAGCATGTGCCGGTCGATCAGGCGCTTAACGCCTGCCGCGTCCAGCGTCTGATACGACGCCCTGTCCATATAGACCGATGACACGCTCAGGCACCTCCCATCATTGAGGCCACAACTGCCTGCGCGATCTTACGCCTGATCTGATCCCCGTCGATGGTGACGGCTACCTGGCTGTCAAGATGGATCGTTACCGTATCGTCAGTGGCGAGCACAGGGGCTGCCGCCTCTGCCGCCGCTGGCTGTCCAGCCTCTGCCATCAGCAGTCCCTCCATCTCCTTGTGATCGCAGGTGTCTACATACCGACACTTGCGGCATCTCTCGCTCAATCTTGATAATCCCATCTTGCTCCTCCTATATTCCTAATTCTCGGCGGCTTAAAATGACAAACCGCTGCTCATTTTTGGCGATGCTCCTTGCGCCCTCAAGCGCATCCGGGCCATCATCATGGGCCGCCATGGGAAATTGCAGCAGCTGCTCCAGCAGCCGTTTGTGCCGCCGGTTAAACTTGATATACTTGTTTTTTACGTCTGGCTGTAAAGTCTGGACGCGCATGATCTTGTCGGTGGTCTGCTGCACCTCCTCGATGGGCAGGTACAGGCCCGCGCGGGCGGAAGATTTTGCAAGCTCCTCCTTGAGGAACCACTGGAACTGGTTGGTCTCCGCGCCCAGCTTGGCGTAACCCCGCCCGTAGGTGTTGCGCAGCCACTCCTCCTTATGCAGTACGTCCGAGATGATCCGGTCGGGATGCCGCCGCTCGATGTCCGCGTCGAGGACGTACATGTAGCCGGTCGGCGCGTGCTTGGCGAGCGTGATGATCGCGGAGTAGTCGCTGTTTTTGCTCTTACCCAATGACGGATCGACAAAGCCAAAAAACGCAAAATCGCCGTTGGCAAAATTGATCTCAGCCTCGTTATAGTAGTCGAGCCACTCCTCCACAAAAATGCAGTCGTCCGGGTTGATCGGCTCATTTTGCAGCTCGCTGTTAAACGAGCTCTCTCCCTCTGAGATGCGGATGCACATCAGGTCATAGTAAGAGAGCTTGGCCTCCCACAAGACCTCCGTTCCAGCCAGCATCTCCGCCTTATGAGCATCAAAATATGCCAGCGCGTGCGCCGCGCGGTCGGGGTCGTCGAGGTCAGTGTAGAGCGCCTCCCACTCTCGCCAGAGGGCGTCCGCCTTACTCCAGCGGATGACCGCCTTGTACTTGATCGCCTGATAAGCCGGGTTGCGCAGGGTGTTGGCGAGTAAGCTGTCATAGTGCAGCAGCGTGCCGATATATACGATGTCCGTGTAATCGTCGCCCGCCTTACTGACCGCCTTGTTATACCAGTCCCGCAACTTGCGCCGCTGCTCCGGCGTGCGGACGTTCTCGTCGTTCTCCACGTCGTCGAGCACGATGAGATCGGGCCGCCAGTTGCGGTGCTTGCGGCCCCTGATCTTTTTTCCGGAGCCGATGGCCTCAATCTTGATATTGGTCTTGGTAACGAGGACATTACTCCGCCAGACCGGCCCGGCGAGCTCGCCAAAGTCCTCGCGGATCGCGGCGTTGTCCTCCAGCTCCACGCGGATGGACTCCAAAAATCCCTCGGACTGCTCCGAGCTGTCGGAGATGATGATTGGGTAATGCTTGTATTGGTATAAGACCGCGTGCATCGTGCCCTTAAAGGTCAAGTTGGTGCTCTTGGCGTGGCCACGGGGTGCGGCCACGCCCCGGCGCGATCCCGGCAACCGGCTGATAGCCTTAACGTCCGCGTCCGTCAGGGGATACCGCCCCTTGAGCACGCCATCCCGCCAGATGGCGTCGAGGTCGCGGTGAAACTCCGGCGAGGGCCGGGAGAAATAGTGGCCAAAGTACGCCCGGCCAAAAAACTCCATATCAATGGCCCCGAGCCGCCTGCGGATGCCGCGCGGGCCGGTAAGCTGCCCGCCGCGATCATACTCCCGCAGCAGTTGCCTGCGCTCCGGCTCATCCCCGCGCCGGAGGTAATCGTTTAAGAGTGCCCGCAGATCGTTTAAATTTTGGCCGCTGTCCTCTTGGATTTTGGCTTCTGCGTCCTCCAGCGCCCCCTTGAGGGCGTCCAGAGGGCTTAATTTTGGCCCCGCCATCCTGTCCCACCTCCGACAATGCAAAAAATGGCCCCTGAGAGGCCCCACAAGGCCACTCAGGGGAAATGGGCAAGTTGCCCGCAAAATCTCATACGTCAAAATTTAAACGGGGTTAACGGCGATTTAAACGCATCCTCAACCGGAGGCGGCGGGGCTACATGCAAACATCCGGCATTTTGGCCCGGATATGCTCCGCCACCGGGCCGATCCGGCCCGTGCAGCACCCCATATGTCCTCCGGCTTGTACCGCGCGGGACGCATCAACCGCCCGGCCTCCCCGGTATCGTTTAATTTTGGTTCCAGAGCGTTTAAATTTAAACGCTCTGAGGACGGTTATATCAGATCAGGCTCCTGCCCGGTATCCTCCTCATCCTCGCGCACTACGGAGAGCTGCAGCTCCCGCTGCTCCCCGCAGAGCGTGATTGTTACCTTGGCACGCTTGTGGCGCAGGTCGTACTCGACCACCCGCGCCGGGAAATGGGCGAGCACGCCGCCCACGATCTCCGGCATGCCGTCCTCCGGCATCCGGATCACGGTTGGCTCCAGCGGCTCCCCGTCGCCCGCGAGCAGCCTGATCCACTCCGCCTCCAGATAGGTGAGGGTGGAGGGCTCCCCCGAGCCCGTGCCCACAAACCGGATCACGCTGGGGATTGCCCGGATCGTGTAGTAGATCTCTGCCGCAAACCGGATACCCACAAATACATACGACGGGATCAGGGTGTAGAGCCTGCGGCCCCACTTGCCGTCTTTGCGGATCATCCGCGACTCCTGCGGCACCAGCGCCCGGACGCCCTTAGCGAGCAGCGCGTCCCGCACCTTGATCTCGTCTCCGGTCTTGACCTGTAAGACATACCACATAACAGGTTATCCTCCCTCTGTAATCCCGGTCGCCTTTTTGCCGTCCACGTACTCGGCCAGTTGCCGGTACAGGTCGGGCCGCTCCTTGGCGAGCTCCGCAAATACCAGCCCCTTGACCGCGTCCAGCCCGGTATCGAGCGCGTCCTGATTTTGCAGGGCGATCCGCTTTTTGTAAGCCGACGCCCTGACAAGGGCGTTGGCCTCCTTGAGCAGCTTGCTCAGGTCGACCTCTTGCCACTCGTCGTCGCTCTTGGCGCTCAATGTGCTCAGCACGTTATGCGAGACGACCCGCACAATGGCCTCCGTGGTGTCCAGATCGGGATACCGGTTAATCTCCTCGAGCAGGTTGCGCATGTTGGTGTTGGCCACGATAAGCGCCTCGCGCTCCGCGAGATAGGCCCGTGCGTACCTGCTGACGGACGACTTGGAGATCGAGTAACCCTGCTCCCGGAGATAAGCGACGATGTCGTCATAGATATCAGCGCCGAGCATCATCTGTTCCACTGCTGCCTTGATATCGGGCGGCAGGGCGTCGATCTTGCTGTGCTTGCGGTTGCGCCTCTCTGCCATCGCTTACACCTCGACCTGGTTGTCCCGGATACCGCCGCTCAGCAGGCGGATGCCCTTGCCGGTGAGCTTGGCCTCGATATCCCGGTAGTCGTTATCCGCCAGCGACGCGGGCGTTTTGTCCGCCGCGAGTCGGAGGTGGATGTAGCCCTCCTCCGCCAGAAAGTTGACGGAGTCGAGATACTCGTCCTCGCTGACGCCGTGGCTTGCGACCACGTCCTTGACACCCGTGAGCCGGTTATACTTGTACCGCAGGATATTGATAATCCGCAGCACCAAGCCGTTATTGTGGATAAAATTGCCCGCGCGTAGCCGCGCCCGCTCCTCATTGCTCATCTTGCTGCCTCCTTATCATGACAATCACCTTATCCAGTATTGCATCGAGCTTACGGTCAAGCTTACTGATCTCGCGGTAAAAATCATCCCGCTTGATGTAGTTGTCGCGGATGTCCTTGACGTCGTCCCGCAGCTCGTCGATTGCTTTGTCGTACTCATCGCGCCGCACAGTGTCCTGTCGCAGCTGCGCGATCTCGCTGTGCATGCGGTCAATCCGTGTAAAGGATTGCCGCAGGAAATATCCGATGACGGTGATGGCCAACCCCGCCACGATTGGTAATAGCACTTTGACCCACTCGCTCATGTAATTCTCCTCGCCGCAAAAGAATATGAGGTATAACTGATGTCTCAGTTATACCTCAAAACCCTATAACAGCGCTATTAAATTGCTTAAGGTGGATCATCCTGACCCCAAAAGGTAACCTGTCCGTCAATCGGCTTTGCGCGCCGCAGCTTAACCTCATCAGCTACTATACGCCTGATCCATATCTCTGTCAATCCGTACTTAATCGCCAGCTCCTTAAAGTTGTACCCATCAAACTCCGCCCGTATATTACGGTCGCGTATGATGCGCTCGTAGCGGTCGGCATTAGGGATGTACAGATATGTCCCCGCGTAAGAGTTGATCAGGGCCTTATATGCCTCTAGCCCAATCAGCTCCGCAAGCTGACGCTGCTCTTCGTCTAAGTCATCCAGCGTAATCAGGTCGAGCAGGTTATCCGCCACCTCTGCCGCCTCCCTTCGGCCCGCGTTGGCGGGCGCGGAAAACATTGGGGACATAACCCTTGTCGAGGATGTCTATGAGCCTGCTGCACTGCTCGCAGGTGAGCCATGCAAATGGGTCTCTGGCCGCAGCGCTGACGTGCAGCTCCTTGCGGATGATGCCGCTCAGCCGCTCGCCGAGGCTCTGGCCTGATGGCTCCGTGTCCATCGCCTGTAGGTCATACATCATGGCCCACACCTTGCTCTGCTGCTCCGACGTCGGCCCGCCCGGATGCTCCGGGTGCTGACGTGGCTTGCGCGCCTTGGGGGCGGGAGGGGCGGACGGCTGCCGCCGCTGGAGCTCCCGGATGAGCGCCTCGGCCTCGCGGGCCGTGAGGGCCTTGAGGCTCTCCTTGCCCGTCAGGTCTGCCGTCAGAGCGTGCAGATCGTCGTTATCCATCCCGATCCCGCGCGCCGCGCCAAATATCCGGCGTCTCTGCCGGTCATCGATCATCGTCTTGGCTGCCTGCATGATCCGTCCCTCCTGATCCTCAGATGGTCTCGACCGAGACCTTAATGCCCTCCTCGACGTGGGCAGCTGTCTTAATGATATCCACCGCCTGCTGGACGCTGCCCATCCATCCCGCCGACCGGAGCACCTGCGTCATCCACTCATAGTTGATGATCTCCGCCGTGAGGTATGCCTCCTCGCTGGCCCGCTGGGCGTCAAGCCCGGCTACATTGATCAGCGTCGCCATGTCCCTCTTATATTGCCCCTTGAGCCGCTTGTGCAGGACGGATGCAACCTGATCATCGTCCGTGATCGCCCGGATCGTCTGGTCAAGGCTGCCCTCAATGTAACTGCCCTGACAGGCCATGACGATCAGCCGCTTGCAATCCTCCTTAGGCTTATCGACCGTCTCGGTCTTGATATAGTCCTCAGCGACATCGCCGAGCAAGCCGCGCAGCATATTACCTGATCCCAGCTTGGGTGTCTCTGTCACACTGACCGTGACCCGTCCGCCCTTGCTGCCCATGTACTCCATCGTCTTAAGCTTGGTGTCCTTGAGGTCGGCGACCGCAAGGCGCTCAAAATATGCCTTGAGTTCTTCGGCGCGGCCCTTGAGCCGTGCCATGTGCTGGGTGAGGACAGCATACTCATCGACGTACTGCGTCGTCTTATCCATTGCCATCCTCCTCTGATACTACCTCCAGCATCTCCCGCAGGCACTTGCGGCATGCGGTAATGCCCTCGGCGTCAATCACGCCCTCGATGCTGCCGCAGCGGCGGCAGGTCGGGGCATGGGGCCGGATACCGAGGCTGATCTCCGTGCTGTATCTGCCGGGGATCGCCACGATGTCGACCGCCATGCCGGGTATCAGCCCGGCCTCGTGCCGCAGACGCTGCGGGATCGTGATCCCGCCCTTGCTGCTGATCCGTCGTGTGTAGGTCATTGTCTTAATCCTCCTGTATGTCGCGCGGTGGGCATGGTAGCAGGATAACCAGATCGGCAACGATCCAACCGATGATGATATGATCATGGATCGCTAAGATTAGCCACACCATTGTCGCAAGTATACCTAGCCCACATCCCCGCACATAGTACCGATATGGCGTACTGTGCCTCCTCATCGCTTATCACCCCGGTGCTTATATGTGATCCAGAGCGCCAGCGTCAGGAGGGATATCCAGCCGAGGATCACCCCGGCAAACAGACCGAGCCAAAAATTAACCATCCCTCCCATCCTCCTCCACCTTACGCAGCTTGTCCACGTTGCAGTGATCTCTTAACTCCTTAAGCCATACGTGCCACTGATCCAGCCATCGCATGTAATATGGCGTGCCAGCGACGGTGTATTGCGTGCCGTCTCCGCCGATCATGACGACCTTGTCGCCCGGCTTGAGATCGCTCTCGCACCTGTCGATCTGCAATGGTATCGCCTCCTCTATGTAATATTGTCCCCGCTCTGCATTTGCACGGGCTTGCGACCGTTGCCTTTCGGCAGCTGCATTAGGGTGGGGCCGATGGCCCCGGTGCGCCCCGCGCGGGGCGCGACCTTAAACCCGCCTAAGCTTTGTGACGTCAAACCCGCCTCTGTAGCCATCCAGCTTAACGACCATGCTGCCACAGACCTCCCACGGTGCGCTTGCTACCGTCCACACCTTGTCAGCGTATCGGTCGGCCTCCAAGCAGTTGACCATCTTGACCTTATCTCCAATTTGATAATTTGGCATCTGATCTCCTCCTATATTACCGATACCTCTCCAGGTAATCATCCGTCCTGATCCGGGCGATATAGTCTACCGGTATGACCCCTCTGTACCCCTTGAGCGTTACGGTCGGAGTGCCGCAAAATGGGCAGGGGGTCGGGGCCGTCTCCACCATCCACACTTTGCCCCTACGCTGCTTGGCGTCCGGGCCGTGGGTGATCACCACGCGGTCGCCAGCGTGGATCGGCGTCTCCTGTGTCATATCTATCCCTCCTCACTTGCCGCAGTACGGGCAGCGCTTGGGCAGATCGTGGGTAATGCCAATCCCCGCCGCGTATGTGCTCGTCAGGATGATGCGCCCGCAATCCGAGCACTGGACGATGACCCCGGTATAATCACCATCGCTTGTCCCGGTATCGAGCGCCAGCTGGTAGCCGACCGGATCGGGTTCATGCTGCTCAATCTGCTCGCCTGGATTGTGATCATCCACCGCTGGCCCGGTCTCCGTCTTGCCTGTGCGATCATCTGTCAGGCCCATAAGATACGGGCCTGACACGCTGAAAAACTGTTCCAACTTGGCCAGATGCCTGCCTTGGGGCTCGCGCATTGAGTTCTCGTAACCGATGATCGTATTAATTGCAATGCCGGTTGCCCCGCAAAGGCTTTTTTGCGTGATCTTCTGCTCTTTGCGCAACTCCTGTATTCGCTGTGCCACAATACTCTTAGGCTGCATAATATCCTCCTATCTTAATCTGCCTCACTCTGCATTACTTGCGGGCTTGTGACCGCCATCGGCTGCATTAAGGCGGGGCTTTATTGCCCCGTACTATCATGATTAACAGGGGATATAGGGCGGCTGGACGCCACCTGATACCCCTTGCGATAGCCTCTCTGATAGGTCTTGGGCTGCTTGCGCTCCTGCCCGATGATGCTCCCTGCATACAGCAGCAGGGGGATCATCAGCAGGCCGACGATCTCTCCTCCCGGCATCCCGCCGTGCCAATACCCGATGATATTGACGATGTTGACTACTAGCATCCCCGCGAGCAATCCGCCCGCAAAAACCAGCCCGGATCGTGTCCATCTTGCCATGTTGACCCTCCTCAGATAATGACGATGCCCATGTTGCAGGCTCTGGCGTATAGGCTGTTGTAGCTGATATCGTCATTGTCTACTGCGTTGCGGTAGACGTTGACCGCGCCCCGGATGCCCCATTTGCTGCGGCAAACGCCGCCCAAAAATTGGAGCTCCCTGTCTTTCCGCTGCTCTGCCAGCAGCGGGAATAGTAGCTTGACATCATCATCCTTAATGTCCCGCGTCGTGTACCGGCGCGGGAACCGAATCCGCGAAAACTGCTGCGCAAACAATGCCTCCTGACGGCCCTTGAGCCGGTCATATATCTCAGAGTTGCCGATCAGTACGATCCCGACGCCGTCCCGATCAGGATCGCAAAAGTCCCTGATCTCCTCGATTGCCGCGTACTTGAGATGCTGGGCCTCATCGATGATGATGACCTTATTACTACCGTCGAGCTTGGCGTGCAGGTCGGAGTTGAGCTGCACCTTGTTTGAGTTGTAGGGGATTTTGAGTTCCCGCGCCATGAGGCGCAGGATATTAGTACCTGTCCCCATGCTCGGCGTGAGCGTGATGTAATAGCTCTGTGTGGGGTTATCCTTAATGTACTGCCGCGCGGCCTTGGTCTTACCGATCCCGGCGTCGCCGTGGGCGATCGCAATCCCCTTAGCGAGCTGGCAATACCGGATCAGATTGTAGATGTCCTCTGAGATCGAGGTTGGGATGTAGTCCTGCGTGGAGCCGTAGGTGATCGCCTTATCCTGCGCCTGCTCATGCTCCACCGCCGTGCGCAGATACTCCTCCAGCACCTGCTCTACGCCCGCGATGTCCCCGGTATACTGCCCGCGCAACCATTGGCTGATAATTGCCTTATTGATCCCGGTCACCTGCGCAAGCTTGGCTTGGCTCATCCCATGCTCCCGTAAGTACTGCTGTACGCGGGCCTGTAGCTCCGCGTTATGGGCCTTACTCATTGTGATCGTCCTCCTTGATATCATCATCGTCTACTGATATATTGATCGTGGCGACAATCCGCCGCCGGAGTGCCTTGCAATATTGCGCCTGCAGCCGGTGTAGCTCCATCACGTCGTGCGCTGGGTCGTCCGCGCAGGCGTTGAGCCTGTCCCGCAGGCGGGTAAGATCAGAGTCCATAACCGTCCTCCTCCCCGCCGCGCTGGCGCTCACGCTGCTCCGCGTTGCGCACCATGCGGCTCAGATCGTCCGCGCCCACCGCTTTGAGCAGCGGCTCCGTGTTGTCTGCCGCTCGCTGCACGTCCAGTATCTTGGGCTCGGCGTCCGGGATGATCTGTGCCTCACGGTTACGACGGGCTTGCTCAATGAGCAGCTGCCGCGCGGTATCCTTACCAATCGCGGAGATCGTGCTAAGCCGCTGATGCTCCTTTTCCACGCGCTCTGCCTGCCTGATCTGGCGGATCGCATCCTTGACCTCATCCTTGCTGGCACCGTACCGCAGCACTGCCGTATCGTTGGCGTAGGCGGTCATCAGGTAGCGGTCTTGTAGGTCATATATCCTCACGGAGCTTAGATCGTCGGGATCATAGCGGTAATATACCTGCTGGCCCTGTAGGTTGTGCCGGAGCTCCTCGGTGCCGTAGTAGATGCGCTCGCCGGAGACCTCGTGATATACGCCGAGCCTGCCGACCTGCTGCGGGCGACTCGACCGCATGAGCATCAGCGCCAGCTCGTCCGCCGAGGCCACCCGCTTGCGCTGCAGGTGCTCGTTGTATACCTGCAGCCGGGGCTTGCCCCGGTCGGCTACTACTGCGCCGCCGTATGCCTCACGGTTGATGTAATCATCAAGCAGCTCCTCGACCGCATGAGCAAACTCTGCATCCGTTGGGACGGCCTTGCCGTCCTTGATGATCTGTTTAAGGCACTCTGGCTTTTCCACCACCGTCCCACCTGTATAGGTGGGGAATAACCGACTGATATGATCCTTGATATCCCTAAACCGCCGCTCAATGATCTTGGCCTTGGCGTTGCGGACGATCGCGTTGGTCATCTTGATGCCGAGCCGTTCAAATACAGGCGGCGGCGCGTATATCTCCTTGCCATCCTTCGTTTTTTTGGCCCGGTGGCCAAGGCCTCCGATGTCGTGGGTCAAAAACTCGCGGCCATTATCCACATAGATGTTATCTGGGATGCCGTATTGCAGGATACCCTTGCGCAGGGCGATCAGCGTCGCCTGTGAGCTGGGATTATCCGTAATGTGACAACCCGTAAAGATGCCGCTCCTTGCATCAAAAAATGCGGTCAGATGTGGGCGGTGCAGTGTCCCATCGGCGCGCCGAGTAATCACATCAAACGTGTGGTTATCTGCGATCCACCACTCGTTGCTCGTCATATCGTCGTATATACGGCGGATATATGGGGCGCAGCGGTCTCTGTATGCCTTTTGGCCCTCACGTCCCAGCACCTTGACCGGCATCGGCACGTCACTCCTGATGTGCCGGGTGAACGTCTCATAGCTTGGAATGGTATCGTATAGCTCCGGCAGCTCTTGGCCGATCCAGAGCTTGGTGTACTCGTAGCAACGCCGGATTGGGTGCTGCGCCTCGTCGAGATAAAATGACAAAAACGCCTGCCAAACGGTCTCGTTGATGCTGCTCCGGCCCTTGCGCCACTTGCCGCGCTTGTCGATCAGGCCGTCGAGGTCGTCCTCCCGGACGGCCCTCCAGCGCCGATACAAGATATCTACGGAGATCTCTCTTCCGGGGTGCTGCAGGTTGTATAGCAGCACATACTGCTCATCCACCTGCGTCTTGCTGGCTCCCGGCTGGATGCGGTACTCTTGCCACTCGGCCACCACCCGCCGCCAGTGCGCGATCTCCTCGCGCTCCGCCTCGCTGTATGTATCCAGCGGCTTTGCCTCAGCCTTGGGGGCTGGGGGCGGCGCTGTGGGCCGGTGCTGCTTGAGGTACTTATCCTGCAGCGGCGCGTCGAGCGATCTGAGCGGGATCAGGTACTTGGGCCGGTTGTTGGCGTTGAGCGTCCGATCCGCTTTGATCTTATCCTCCTTGATGAGCCGCTTAATGTACTGTGGGCTGCAATGCCGGATTGCCGCGAGCTCATCCACCGTCAGCATTGTCTCCATTGATATATCTCACCTGCCTTTGACCTGCCATCATCAGGCGCTGGGCGGTCATTCCCCGCGCGACGGCCAGCTATGGCCGTTTCGGCTGTTTTGTGGTATAATAATTAATTTATGAGAGGTGTTTTTTATGGACGAAATGCTTGTGCCACTATTTGCGCCTAACAAGATTTGCTCAGAGACAAGCCGCGCTTTGGCCGATCCGCTGCGTCAATACATCCAAGATAATGACTTCGTTGCTATGCTAAGGCTGATTTTTTCCGCTAAGCTTTTCCATCCAATTGTAGATACATATCGATACACCCGCACCTATGAGCAAGGGCTAGCAACAGCGGAGTATTTGATGGATACCTTGGCGGAACATGTCCTGGAAATTACGGCGGCGGAGTGGCATAATTGGATGGCACATTTCCTGTTCTTGCAGCTCCAGATGCTTGATTATCTTAATCAATGGGAGCATTATGTCGCCTGTTACGATCAGTTCAAGCAAGCGATTAGATCTGGTCAGATTGACGCGCAATATGACTATCTGCTCTTTGCTTACCGTTATGAGATCATCAAGCGGAAACTGCAAAAAAAGAAAGATGGGAAAAAGCTCGGCAACCTTTTGCGTCACCAGCAGGGGCAGTTAAGTCAAGAGGAGATAGACTATCGCTTCCAGCGTGTTATGGAATTACTGACTCATGCAGCTTCCACACAGAGTGGCTCCCTCTGGTTTTAACGCTTTCTTCGGCCAGCTATGGCCGGTTTGACCGTTGGGACTCTAAGTTGTACACTGCCTTAATCGCTGCCTTGATATCATCAGCTGTAACCGCATAGTACAGATGCTCGGCGGCCTCGACAGCCGATTGATGAGTCAACTCCTGCATCCGATCAAGCTTCGCATGGGCGGCATATAACTGTTCAGCGTCAAAAGCGCGTTCGCAAAAGCTTAGCTGTGCCATCTGCAAAGATGCAAAATATGTTCCGCTATGTACGCCTTTCTTATCGTAGTCAACAGCCCAGACCACATAAGGCTCAGGCGCGCTGGGGCTCTGGTTTTTGGCGATCACATACTGATTGTTGTAATTCCCGATCAGATCAAACCCTTCGGGGATTTTGATGTTCAAATCCATTTTATTGACCATCCTTTCTCACGGCCTGTCTCATCAGTTGCGGGAGGCCGTCTCCGCAAGACCGCCCGCCCGGGCGGTTTCGACTTACAGCAGACCCAGCGCCTGCAGGATGCCAAAAAATCTATTTCTGCCTACTTTAATATCCCGCTTTTTAAAAATCTAAAATCAGATTTTTTTGATATGTTTACAAAATGTTTACAAGTTACCGCTTTTTACCTTATCTTCTCCTGACAAAATGGCGGTTATAATACCGTTTTACAGCCGGACTGGTAATCATGTTACAGCAGGCCCAGCGCCTGCATGGCTCCTAACACTGCGATCAGCATGACGGCCAGCGGCACGCCGAAGATGATGCCTTTCATCCCTTTATTCCTCCATTCCCGCGTCAGGCCATACCATTAATTGTGCATATCTGCAAACCGATGACGTTGATATGGGCACGCCTTGACTTGCAAGATACTGTGCAATATCGGAGTATGTATACCTGCCTTCGCAGAGCATGCTCTCCACTTCGCGCCGTAGGTTGGGATCCAGTCTGGATATAATGCTGACCGGCCTTTTCCATCGGCGTTGTTTTGGCTTCTCAGGCTCTGGCTGCGGCGTAGGCTGCGCAGACTGTATCGCCGTAATCATAACCGGGAGCATCTGTTTCATGACCTCCGCCACGGTTTCCGCGACCGTCTGCCGGATGATCTCGGTAATGTCCGGCATGTAGGAGCCTTGCCGTCGGATCGTCGGGAGCACCTCGTCAAAGACCCAGCGCTCAAACTCCTCGGCTTTGGGGAGCCTGCTGTGCGTGATGAGGCGGTAGAGGTCGCCCTCCGGGATGATCTTGATTTCTTGTTCTCCTCCAGTAGTAAGGACTCGGTGTTTTACCGACCCCTTACAATGTGATGCAATTGCATCTGCCGGACGCTTATACCCTAGCATCTTGGCACATGCTGTGGCCGGGAAATACGGCTTTCCGTCGATTTCTATCAGCCCCATTTCTCCAAAATCCTGATGCCTGAAAATCTGTAACTCCTGCATTGTCAATGTTCCTTTCTGGCCTGTCTCGTCAGTTGCGGGAGGCCGTTTCCGCAAGACCGCCCGCTCGGCGGTTTCGACTGGTGAGGTGGGTCGTGTTTTACGACCCACCCTCTAAAAAGATGTCCGACACTTTGCAACGCAATGCTTTGGCAATAGCTTCAGCACGCAAATGATGGATGTTCTTGGTTTTACCGTTTTCTATACGGTTTATGGCACATCCGCTTAACCCAGCTTTTAGGGATAATTGGTGCTGCGACAAGCCTGTCAAGGTTCTCCTCCTAATTATTTCGTCTACATTGGGTAACACAAACACATTTACACCTCCTAATATGCGCAAATGCACAATCCATGGTATTAGTATAGCTTGTGATTACGCACAAGTCAATAGCTTTTTTATATTTGTTTTTGCATTTGCACAAGCAAAATGATATAATAACCCCAAAAATAGGGGAGGCTCGTTATGGCCAAAAAAAATACATTGGCATGGCGTATTAAGGATTTACGCAAACATAAGGGCTTAACGCAAAAACAACTCGCATCAGAGTTGGGCATAAGCTATAATTCAGTTATAGATTACGAAAACGGCCGCCGTGAGCCAAATGCTAAAGCGTTAGTTCGGCTTGAGCAATTTTTTGGAGTGAGCGGCGAATACTTGCGCGGAGAAATTGACAAAGAAATCTTTATGCGTCAAAGTGAAGAAATACAGTCCGGTCTAGATGTAGTCCTAAAACAATTGGATAGATTTATGTCAGCATATCGGATCGCATCGCAGGCCGATCAATTGCGCGCCACTGATCTGTTCCAAAGCTTGTTAACCCACATGATCAACAGTGCAGTTACCGACTCTTCCGATCCAGACTGGACAGCGGAGGAGATCGACCATTTAATCGGTGTTTTTCTGGCTCTTAACCGGGCCGGGCGTGACAAGCTCCTTGAGCGCGCCGACGAACTGCAGGAGATGCCGCGTTACCACAGGGAGTAA